TCAGCCCACGGCGCGCAGGGCTGGGCGGGGCTTTTGGTAGTCCTCCCGGATGAACTTGCCATAGGTGCGGAACACCATCTCCACATCCTCGTGGCCAAGTTGGGCCGCCACGTACCAAGGGTTGGCTCCGGCCGTCAGGATGGTGGAGGCGTAGGTGTGCCGGATCTGGTACATGTTGCGGTACTTCACGCCAGACCTGGCCATGATCGGCAGCCATGCCGTCTTGCGAACCTGAGAGTCGGTTGTCCAGGGAGTCAGGGTCCGGTGGTTAAGCCAGACCCTTTCACTCTTCAGCCCGCTGATGGCTTTTTGAGCCTTCAGCGCCTCGATAGCGTCCTGGTCTAAATCGAGCGTGCGGATGCCGGCCGCCGTTTTCGGCGCTTTCACGACGCCGGCCACTTGATTCAGTTCGATTTTGGCCGTTGCCTTATCAAAATCGATGTGCCGCCACTCAAGCGCCTGCAACTCGCCCGGGCGCAGACCGGTCGCAAACCAGAACTGGAATGTGGGCCGCTCATCCGGCCGGCAAGCCGCGAGAATCGCGTCCCGTTCAGCGCGGGTGAAAGGTTCGATCACATAGTCGCTGGCCTTGCTTGTCTGCTTGATGAGCTTGGACAGGGCGATCCGGTCGAATGGGTTGAAGTCGATCAGCTCATCATTCAGTGCGTCCTCGAATACCGAGCGCAGCGGGGTGAGGAGGTTGCGGATTGCCTTGGACGTGCAGTCCATCTCCGAAACCCACTCGCGGATGGCAGACGGCGTGACCTCTCGCAAAGTCCAGCCATCCCAGTGGCGCATGCGCTCGCCCGTGATGGCCTTCTTGTAGCCCACCAGTGTGGAGGGCGACATTTTTCCGGATTCGACCTGCTTTGCGTAAATGTCCAGCTGCTTGGCCAGCAATTCCTGCAGCAGGTTCCGCTCCTTCTCTGCTGCCTCGACTTTTGCGCGAGGGCTGTCCGGAAAATATTCGGCATAAACGAATGTTCCTTCGTCAATTTTCCGGCGGATTTCGCCGCGCAGGTTCGCCGCATATTGCAGCGAGGCCTTAGTAATAGGGCATTCCGGCAAAAGCTCCCGGCACTGCTGCCCATGGTGCACAAAGAAAATCTGGAGCCGCGCCCCAGATTTCATTTGCCGGATGGTCACGCCTGGCGGCGCTTCAAGGCTTGTTCTTTTATCCATGCGTCTGCTTCTTTAATGTTGACGTGCAATCGGTTCTGCACGGTGGCCAAATGCTTGCCCACCAGCCACAGGCCTTTTTTTCGGTAGTGCCGTACGGTTTCCACTGGCGTACCGGTCAATTCGTAGTATTTTTCTGCGCGCACCCATTCGGGCTCGATGCCCGGCGGCGCTGCGGCTGGGATGTTGTTCATGGTGCCTCGATCATAGAAACGCCCGGCTGCTCGTCGGGCGGGAGAGTTTTTGGAACTTCGCTTCCACCGGCCGCTGGCCAGGGGACAGCGGCAGATCCGCATTGCTGTATGCCTCCCATAGCGCTTGCCCGGCTGGGCAGCGCACCTGGGAACTGCGGTTGATGCCCGCGGCGATGCACTGCGGACAGCCGATGTGATGTGCCTGATATGCCTCATCGGCTGCGTGCCAGCTGGTCGCGTCAGGCATAAAAAATGCCCGCTGGTGTGGCGGGCAGATCGAAGTCGGGGATTGGCAGCCGCTTGTCGCGGCGCTCGCGCTTGCGGCGGCTCATGGGCGCACCGCCTGCGCCGCAGCCCACGCTTCGCGCAGCGCGTTGACCACTCCCTCGCAGTAGCGGCCGCGCTCCTTGCGGATGCTGTGGCCACGGCTGCGCGCCCAGGCCTCGAAGCGGATCGTTTCTTGTGCTGTCATCCTGCTGTCACTCCGTAGATAAGCGCCTCATGGGCGAAGTTGGCGCGGGCGATGGCCACAGCCACCGGTGGGGAAACGCTGTTGCCGCACATGCGGACCTGGCCTGTGGCCGTGAGCGGTATGCGGGGCAGGTCCAGCGGGTAGGCGGCTTGCTGCCCGTCGACAAACAGCAGGGCTGGGTCCGGGATCTCGGTGATCTGGTATCCCTCGGGGAAGCCCTGGGCCCGGTAGAGCTCGCGCGGCTTGAGCATGCGCAGCGTGATGTCGACCAGCACCCACCATTGCCCGGCTTGCCACACCAGCACCAAGGCGGCAGGCTCGGGGAATTGCTCGGGCAGGTGCTGGTGCAGCAACTCGGCGCACAGGCGCGCTCGCTCGCGGTGCTCGTCGCTCAGCAACGCGGCCGGCACCTGCTGGACCTGCACCAAGCCCATGCGCGCCTTGGTGGGCACGGTGTGCATCGGCTCGCTGCAGGCGCTGTCCTGGCCGCCCTCGCTGTAGTACTTGACCAGGTAGGCCGTCACCAGGCGCTGATTGCTGCCGGCCGCGGTGATGGTGGACATCGGCTCATCCGCTGCGCGGCCGTCGCCTTCGTAGAAACCGCCGTTGGCCTGCTCAACGCAAGCCGCCACCAGCGCGCTGGGAGTGCTGCTCGCCGTGATCGTGTTCAGGGGCACCTCGATGCTGCGCGCTCCGGAGCTCCAGCGCTTGGCGCCGGTGCTGCAGCTTTCGCCGTGGCCCATGTCCACCAAGTGCGCGGCCACCAGGCCCATCTGGATTCCGGTGCTGGGGCGCTTGGGCGTGCCGCCTGCTGTCACGGTCTTGACCGGGTCGTGCAGGCTGGAGCCCACGCTGCCGGTGTTGAACTTGGTGAGGTGGGCAGCGACCAGGGCGCTTTTGACGCCGCCGGCCACCACCGTCCCCAGCGGCAGGCACAGGTCCTGCGCGCGCGCCGCCTGGCCCTCGCGCTCGCCATATCCGATCGTGATCAGGTGGGCGCCGGCCAGCGCATGGTGCGTGCCGCCTGCCGAGACCGTCGAGAGCGGCGCGCAGACGTCATGCCCGCCCAGGTGCTGCTCGCTGGTGCCGCGCAGCGGGCTCAGCACTGGCGCCACGATGGAGAAATGCCCGCCCTTGACCTGCGCGCAGATGGTGCGCAGCGGCTCGTCGGCGGCCATGGTGCGCTGGGTGCTCGCGTTGGCGTGCTCTGTCAGGTAGGGCGCGAGCGTGGGCTGCGCCACGCAGCTGTCGGCCTTCGAGGTGATGGTCTGCACAGGCGCGCGCACTGATCGCTCGGGCGACTGGCCCATGCGTCCGCCGACGCCAACGATGAAGGGGCTGGCGCTGGTCAGCACATGGCGCCACAGGCCTTTCGCCACGCGGCGCATGGTGTTGGGCACCAGCGGCTTCTTGCGGCCGAAGACGCTTTCCGCGGGCAGGTCGAAGTCGATGCACTCGGCAGCCGACCGGTGCGCGGCCAGCTTCCCAGTCAGCACGGCGCGGTTGGTCCGCTCGGCGTGCGAGGCCTCGGGCCACATGATGGGCAGGCCATCGCGGCGCGCGATCAGGAACAGGCGCTTGCGAATCGTCGGGGCTCCATAGTCGCAGGCGCGCAGCTCGCGCCAGTCGACGGTGTAGCCGTGCGCGCGCAGCTGGCGCACAAAGCTCTCGAAGGTCTTGCCCTTGCGCCGCGGGCACGGCCGGGCGTTGCCCTCGGCGTCGATGATCAGCGGGCCCCAGTCCTGGAATTCCTCGACGTTCTCAAGCATCAGCACACGGGGTTTGCACAGCGCAACCCAGCGCATACCGACCCATGCAAGGCCGCGGATGTGCTTCGCCACCGGCGTGCCGCCCTTGGCCTTGCTGAAGTGCTTGCAGTCGGGCGACAGCCAGACCAGTGCCACGGGCTGATTGCGGGTGACCTTGATCGGGTCGACCTCCCACACGCTCTCGCACAGGTGCAGAGTGTGCGGATGGTTCAGCGCATGCATGGCCAGCGCCTGAGGATCGTGGTTGATGGCGATATCGACCGGGCGCCCGAACGCGGCTTCCAGGCCGGTGCTGGTGCCGCCGCCGCCGGCGAAGTTGTCGATGATCAGCTCGCCCGGGAAGGCCAGCGGCAGGGTGAAGGCGTCACGCTTCATGGGCGTCCTCAGAAATGAAAAAAGCCCGCTGGTGCGGGCTTGGGTCGGTTGGTTGGCTGATCGCGCATCTGCGGGCCAGCGGGAAAAGCTATTGCGCAAGCTCTGGGGAGGTGTTGTCGTTCGGCCTTTGTGATGTGCATACGTCGGCGCCGGGCAGCGACTTGTAGACGCTATCTGCACGGGAAAACAGCAGTGCGACTGTCGGTTCTGACAAGGCAAGTACTTGACGTTTCATTGGCATAGTTAGAAATTAGTCGGCCCGGCTTGGCGGCCTGGATGACGAGACCCGGGCATGATGCCGGTAATGTAAAATCGAGGTATTGCACGAAAGATGTCAAGGGGACAAGTTGGTTAAGAGCAATGGGTTTTAGTCAATAGAGCCGTCTATTGATTCTAAGAATGCGAAATAGTTTTTATGTCTTGGTCCGTTCAGAAGATTCCGAGCTACTGGATCAAGAGGATTTATATATGGTCAAAAAAATTCCGTCTGTCGTAAAGCTGTCCCCGTCGCTTATTTCTGGTGCTCACAATATTCAGGTGCAGATAGAGAATCTTTACCGACAGGTGTTTGAAATTGATCCTGACCAAGAGAGTGAAGCAGAGGCTGTAGTGCGCTCTATAAGGAATCTTGAACAACAGTTGATGAATATAAATGAAAAATCTGTTTTGTCTTTGGCACAGGCTGAGCAGAAGACATAGCTTGCAGCTTGGCTAACGGTTAGACCCTATTTGTTTTACTCCAAGGGTGGAATTGCTGCACTAAAGCGAATGTCGCTAGTGTGCCGCACGGCGTCATTTGTGACGCTTTCCTTAGCACATGTCTGACAGTTGCCGGGTGGAGCGTTCACTAACATGAGTCAATGCCTAACCCGAATCATTATCAAAAAAAGCAGCAGCGGGTTCTTTCCGTGAAAACGCTAGGCATTTTAAAGTCGTGGGAAAAAAATTATGGGCTCGGTGTTTTGAAAGATCATCTTGATTCCGGTTTATTTTCTCAGGATTTCGACCAGCAACGACTGAGTTATGCCTGGATAAAGAGAAGAAAAATGGCTTTGGCTTTGAAATCTTTTCTATTCTCTATTCTGATAACGTTGCTGTTAATTGCCGCATCTGCATATTTTTTAATTTAAAAATTCAGTCCTTTTGAAATAAAATTTTGCTGCCTTATGAACGAGTCTGCAATAAAATTAATTAAAGAAGCTGTCGTGAGAGCGCTGCGCAAAAGACCATCAGACATCGATTTTTATCAAAAACAAATCGAGGATCCACTTCAAAATGAAGAATATCGTCGAGCTCTACGCGAAGCCGTCGCCGAAAGTACTGAGCACTTTCCATCTAAAAAGAGCAATCGCTAAAAATATATTGCACTCAGCTGTGCAAATTTAGGTGCTGTCTGAATTAAATCTAATGCCTGGTCACGCCATGGAAGCGTTTAAAGGCGATTTTTTGGCCTGCGTGCTTGCGAGGTGCAAGCTGACCGCCTTAGGTACAACACGAGCAAGTTCTGAGGAAAGCTGGCGTACATGTTCCGCATCTCGGTGGCTGAAAGGTCTACTGAATTCAAGCGCATCTCTTAGGCATGCCTCGCTCATGTTCGAGAGATAAGTGACAGGGTCCTCATCCCCGCAGAACAAGGGTCCGCTCCATGTGCGCGCGCTCGCGCGAATGATCAGTTGAGCGGGGAAGGTGGCTGGCTCGCCGGCTTCAATGAAGACGCTTAGGTCCTCCATGTCCACCAGGTCGGTGACGTGAATTGCCAGCAGCACGCGACATTGAGTGACTTTCATAGACTTTCCCTAAGCTACTGCGTGGAGCTAGAACGGTTTTCCTCGCCACCTTGCATGTTGAATGTGCGCCTTTATCTGAGCAATGTCGAGTGCGGCCAAGGCTGGGAGAAACCCGGTTTGATCTCCTTTTCCTCTGCGGCCTGAAAGGCAGGGCATTTAGATACACCTTTTAAGATCGGCGCGTAGTCTCTGCGTTGCACCCAGATACGAGGCCCCGCATGCGCACTGGTAGAAGCCTTTAGTGGTGACCGTCAGGAGCTTGGCCTTGCTGGTGGGCTGCTTTACGTTCTCAACCCAGCGCCAAACATGCGCGCCTTCGATGGGGCATGCGTTCCTTGCCCGCTGGCGCTTGGCTATCGGGTCGCTCACGGCAGGTAGTTGAGGCACTGCACCGTGGATTCGTCCAGCCACACGGCTTGCATGCCTGGGCAGTTCCAGGCCTCGGCCAGCGCGCGGCAGCCGGACAGAGCAAGGCAGGCGAGCATCAGCAGGGCGGCAAGCAACCAGCTGGAGGGGTAACGCAGTGCGCGGTTCATGGGGCGGCCTTACGAATTACGCTCGCAGGCCAGGCCATCGGGTAGCAGGCCTCGGCCCAGGCGCTTGCGGCGCGGGCGCTGGGGAAGATGCCTTCGAACTTACCCACGGCGGGCACTTTGATAATGAATTTCATGCCGTCTCCAAAAAAATGCCCGCAGAAGCGGGCGGTCGGGCGTTGAGGGCTTGCTCACTGCTTGGATGCAATGGCCGAATCGATGGCGGCGCGCGGGGTTGCGAAGACGCCGGGCTGGGTGATGTCAGCGGCAGGCCATTCAAGCCAGTAGCCTTGCTGCCCAGGCGCGGGGGATGCGAGATCCGCTTTCCCGCCGTGCCGGACGATGGCGCATTCCTCGACAAGAAAATCCAGGCGCGCGGCATCCATGCGCAGGTCGGCCGCTAGGCGCTTCGGCCCTGCCACAGTTCCGGCCGTGACGCGGGTCTTGCCCTGGGCGGTGGCAGCTTCGAACTGCTCTCCCAGCACCGCGCCGGCTTGCTCGCCGTGCTTGCGCGCGACCTTGGCGGCGTTGGTGGCCGAGACCATGCCAGCGTTGACCATCTGCCGCACGTCGCTGTTCGCATCTCCCAAGGCCAGCAACTGCGAGACGTGCTCCGCACTCTTGCCGACCTTCTCCGCAATCTGGCCCACCGTCCAGCCGAAGGCGCGCAGCCGCTTGTAGCCCTCTGCAATCTCCAGGGCCTTCAGGTGCTTGTTTGCTGCGCTGGTGATGATCCGCGCCGTGCGGTCCGCGTCGTTGCCTTCGAAGTAGACGATGTGGATCCACGCTTCCCCGTCCTTTGGGCTGCGCAGTGCCGCGCCTCGTTCCAGGGCGCGCCCTATCGCTGCGTGGCGCCGGTGGCCATCCACCACCCACACGCCGCCTTCGGGGCGGATGCGCACTTCCAGAGGCGGGTAGCGGCCACCGGCGATGATGTGACGGGCCAGGGCTTCAATGCTCTCTTCCAGCGCGTCGTCTTGCTGGCGCAGGTTGAAGCCGGGCTCGATGTGAATGCTCTCGTAGCGAACCTGCACGGCGTCGGCGCGCTTGGCCTCGCCGCTTTCGAACATCTTGCGGTTGGAGTTGGTCATTGGTGCTCCAGAATGAGAAAACCGCCTCAGTGGGCGGTTTGCGGGGGTGATGTTTGCGGCACGGCTCAGTCCCATTGCTCGCGAGATGCGCTGTCTACGTCATCGGCGTCCATGTCGACCTCCAGGCGCGTGCGGCCGACGTACATGGCCATTAGGATGGATTCGAACTCGCCGATGATGTCCGGTCTGCTCGCGGGCGTGATCTGCTTGTCGTCCAAGCGCAGCGCGTACACATCCCCTTCCTTGGTGAAGCCCAGACGGAGATTGGCGCTGTACTTTTGCTCTTCGCGGCTCCGGTGGGAGGTGTTATAGCCCGAGCGGCCCGGATTCTCGTCGCCATCAAGGTACAGCCACCCGCCGCCACCATATTCGGATGGCTCGAAGTGAGCGAAGAAGGCTTCGTGCGGATCTTTGTGGAAGTCCTTGCGCGCCTCTTTGATCAGGTCGCTCATCGTGATGACCTGCGGAACATCGGGCATGACGTCTCTGACGGCCTTGTCGAGCGCGGCTTGAATGGTGCTGCTGTTGCATTCCTGCACCAGTTTGTTCATGGTCCCGTTGAGATGTGCTGGAACTTAGCTACATCGTCCAGGCGCAGCCCGCGCGGCATAGCGTCTTTCAGTTGGGTCTCCAGGGCCTTGCGGAACGGGCTGCTATAGCCGGTAGCGTCGTTGATGGCGGTCTTTACGGCCTCGGAGATCGCTTTGTCCACGAGCGGCTGGATGCGTTCGGCGCTGATGGCTTGGGAAATGATCGACGGCAGGTCGAGTTCGATTGCGATTTGCATGGCGGTGATCCTCAGATGGCGTCTGCGCTGCACTCGGGCTGCGCGGGGTGAAGGTTGAGCAGCTGGCGCAGCTCGTCGGGGGAAAGGGGAGGCAGGACGGCTGGCGCTGGCAACCCGTATTCACGGGCAGAAGTGCACAGCACGCGCTGCGCAAGGGCAGGGTGGAGGTGGGTCATAGGCAGAAAAAAGAGCCGCAGGTGCCCGGCAAAGGCAGATCAGGGAGGGCGGAGAGTGCCGGGCGCGGCTGGAAAGAAAAGCCCGCGAGGCGGGCCGGAGGAGAAGGCGATGGCGGCGGGGCCCCTCACTGCCCGACCTTGCCAGTGCAACGCGAACATGCGCGAGCTGGCTTGACCATCATTGAAGCGGGCTGGGCTTGATTCCAGCTGCGTCAAACCGCGTGTCGCGTTTGTGCTTCGCTTCACTCTACGGCTTGCGTGTCCATCCACGCCGCCACTTCAATGATGGCCCCGGCGCCTTGCGCCGAAGCTGTTTATTTATCCAGTTGCTGTAATTCTATACAGTTATTGGCACTTTGCAATCAAGTTAGCTTGCACAGAGCGGGGCGAGTCTTAAATGCCTTGGAGTCCGCGGCGTCCGGCTGCACCGTCACCCACTGGCCTTTTGCGGTCTGCTCAATCGCGGTCACCTTGCCAGCAATGTGCGATGTGCCGCGAATGGTGCGAGCGTTCACGGCTTGGCCTTTTTTCAGTTCAGTCATGGTTGGTTGCCCCTCCTGTGGGCGGTGGTTGGAAAAACAAAACGCCCTCGGGTGAGGGCGCTTTGGTTTGCCCTGGTGTCGCCCAGGGCGGCGCCGCGAATGCGGTCGTATGCGTGTGGCGGCGTCCTCTGGCTATAGAAGGGCGGGCGCTCCTTCAGCCATCAGCCAACTGTGATCCCGTGCCGTCTGTCGTACGGCTTTGACGCTGCTGGCGCAGGTTGGGGCCGGTTCATCCGGCCTGGTCGTCTCGCATGTGCTCTCCTTCGCAGCGCGTGGCTGCTGGTGTGTTGAGTGCTCTGGTCTCTCGCGTTGCACTGGATCCGCGCGTTTTATGTGCCTAGAGCTTGTTGAGGGCTAAGGTGGCCTTCTGAGTTGCTCCATCGTCACCGCCCACGCGATCGATCCCCGGACTCACATCCACTGCACGCCGGTTCACCCGGCACCTACGTTGACGCATCGGGCTTGCGCCCATCACTGAACAAGTCGGTGCTGGCTCGATCACTTGGCACCCGCCGCTGCAACTTGGTTGTTTGCTGCGGTAGGTGAAGTATAGAGAAACTAGTCTTTGTGTCAAGAAAAACTAGCCTATCTGGCTATTTTTTCTATCCTCGCTGCGTGGCGCGAATTTTTTTTGTAGAGAGTGCAGGCGCAAAAATCCACGCGAATGTGGCTAGATCGGAGTGCTCACGATGGCGCGGTTGGAGGGTCGCAAATTGCCAGCCGAACCCATAGAACGTCCGCCGGTTTGTGCTGAGATAATTGTCCGCGGAGGAGATCAGCTATGACAAATTACGCAAATTTCAGCGCGCCGACCTTGAAGGAATGTGTTGTCCTGGGGTGTAGCGGCTTCCCGTTTTCCCCCGGGGATCAAGTCCGCGTAGCGTTTGACGAACTCGGAGTGAGACTTCAAGGGGCTCAGCGTGCCGCAGGTTTTTCATATGCCGAGCTCGCAGAGCTTGCTATCGCGGGCCCGGGCTCTGTGACCTCCGGCGGCGGTTTTATTGGTGGCGGCTTCGGTATCGAAGGCGCTCTGGAGGGAATGGCCATCGCCACGGTGCTGAATGTCTTGTCAACAAAGACCAAGATCCACACATTCATCACCATCGTAGCGAACTTCGGCGAGATCCACCTTCACTATGGTGGCATGGAGCCAAGTGCACTGCGGGTGGCCCTGGCCGGAGTGTTCGTGCGGCTTCGGCAGACGAACCCTGATTGGCTGATGGCGAGAAGGAAAATCATCGAGGGGCGGCTGGCTGCTGGGGCTATCTCCGCCGAGGAGTGCGATTCGCTGTTGACGCGCCTTTCGACGCCGCCAGACTGGCCCGATCCTGTCGCGCAACGCCAGATGGAAGAGGCCCTTGCCCAAGCGGCGTTGGACAGTGGGCCCAAGGGTGTCTGTCCGAACTGTCGAAAGGTGATCGCGTTGCGCAGCGAAAGCTGCAAATACTGCAAGGCGGCTTTTGGCCCAGGATCTGCGTGGGTCGTAGCTCCCCAATGAGACAAGCAAAGAAAAAAGCCACCCTCAGGTGGCTTGTTGGGGCATCTCGCTCGTGCGTCTAGCTATCGAGCTGCCGAATGCCTCCCGCCGCAGTTGCCATGGTGTTGAGATAATTTGTCATGTCTTCATTGCTTTCCGTCATGAACAGATCACCAGCCGTAGAGAGGAGGTCGATGCTGTTTCGGGCATGTTCGGCTGCCCCACCATTTACGACAATATATCGCTTTGTTTTCGATCCTAAGATATCTTGTGCGGCGCGAAGAACAAGGCATTTGGCTTGGGCTTCGAATGTTTTATGACGTATACCCTCCATTGCCACATCGAAATCGACAGTTTCAGTGATATGCCAAACACTATTTTTCAAAGCAAATTCAGCTTTCAGGCCATGCTTTTCCGATAGTGGATAATTAGGAACTACCTTGTGGTCGGCATTGGTGTCGCCTGTTTTTGCAAGGATTCCCATCTCGGAAAAATGCCTTCGAAGCTTTGTCCTTATCTGAGGCTTATTAATTCTTTGCGGTGTGAATTTTTCTTCTGATATCTTTGGGATGATTATTGATTCAAGCGCAATTGCGTGAATATGGCGACTGAATTCTTCGTTTGAGCTAAATGAAAACGTCCCTTCGAAATCATGCAGTGCTAAAGTGCTGCGAAGGTAGGTGAGCATGGACCTAGCTTCAGTTAGAGAGAGGCATTCCTCTAGAAGAGATTTAAGATTAACGGACATTGCCATTAATCGGCGCGCTGCACCTCCATGCCCCAGGGCATCGAGCTTTTCAATGCCAGGTGTCAACACGTTCCAAGCCCCATCATCCGAAATCACGAGTGCGCCAACACACAGCGTATCAATGCGCTCGGGATCCGGTCGCATGGTCAGGAGGCTATAGTGAGCGATAGAGATCATGGTAAGTGAGATTGTGTCGCTTGGAGACGAAGTTGTCGACCCTCGCCAAGCCACCATACGCCCAATTTGAGCGCAAGTTCGTCTGTGAGCCATTGCGCTGGCATGTGGTCAAATTGCTCAAACATCCAAGCATCCCCCAGGCCAGCGATCTTGTCTACTACGTCTTGAGGGCGAGCATATCCACTGGCACACATGCTGCTGATGAGAGGCCATTCTTGGGTTGTATTGCATGGCGCCATTGGCAGCGAGGGCAGCGGCCATCCTTCTACTAATAGGGAGTGGCTGAAGTCTATGACGCGCGCAACGATTTCACCCGCCAAATCCAAATATAGGTAGTTGTGCCGATGTCTATCAGTATTGTGGACAAACAGATCCACTGCATGTGTCTTCGCAAATACTTCGCCATTGGTAATTCGCCCATAAGCTGAGAGGAACTCCTGCCCGCCGCCCTGCCACTGAGAGCCAAAATACTGCACTCCTGGCGTTGTGCGCAGCTCGACGACGCCGAAATTTGGAACGGGGAGATCGCACGCTTGCGCTAGCTTAGAGCAAATCCATTCCGTTGCAGGCAATAGAGAGTGTTTCGATTGCCCTTTGCAGAGCCATCGGTGTGTAGTTCTGTCATCTATACCAATGAAATCTGCCGCCGCTGTTGCAGGCGGGGGTTTAGTCCGATCACAAATTACTGGAAGCCAATCCTGCTGAATCATTTTTTCTCTTTTCAGCTAGTAACTTTTTTAGCCCACATTGTCGTCATTACTGTCTCCTTAACTTCTATATTTTTTCTTTTCCAACCCTAAACGCCTCAAAACACCATCGAATCCGCGCCCACCGAGCCGGCTACGCGGTCGATGCACTCGATCTCCGACCGCAGGATGGTCATGGGTGCGTAGCCGTTGTTGATGCTCAGCAGTTGCACCTCGTCGCCGCGCGACCAGTTGAGCTGCTTAAGTAGGCACTTTCCGTTGGTCAGCTTCACGACCACATCCCTGCCTGGCTGCGCTTCTATGCTGGGGGTGATCACCACGAACTCCCCGGCCCGGTAGCGCGGGTGCATCGAGTCGCCACGTATGCGCAGCGCGTAGGCGTGGGAGTCGCCTGTCCAGTACTCCACCCAGCCGTCGGGCGTGTTGTCTTGCACCAAGTACCCATCATCCCCACCGCGCACGCATCCTGTCACTGGCACTCTTCTGGATTTTTTTAGTTCCGGGGCTGCTTCGACATTGGATTGCACCAGGGTGCCAAAGGTTGGAGGAGGGTATCCCGTCGCTTTCGCAATGGCCTCGATCTGCTCCAGCTTGGGCTCATGCTTGCCAGTCTCCCAGTGCCCCACATTGGCCTTGGTGCGGCCCACGGCTTCGCCTAGGCGCTCTTGAGTAAGGCCGGCGTGCTGACGCGCGGCCTTGATCCAGTCTTTGATATCCATTTTGCAGAATCGTAAAGATTTTCTAGCCGGGCGGGGCTAGTAATGCTTGCCATCAAAGGCTAGAAATGCTAGTCTTACCGCTATGAAGCACCCCATTGAAAAAGCGGCAGAAGTCGCCGGCTCCGAAAAGGCTCTAGCTGACTGGCTTGGCGTGACCAAAGCCGCCGTTTGGCAATGGAAGCAGGAAGGTCGGCAAACGCCTATTGAGCATTGCCCCGCGATCGAGCGTCACACCTCTGGCGCTGTCACTCGTCGTGACCTCCGCCCCAACGACTGGCAACAGATCTGGCCCGAGCTGGCGCTGGCGGCCACCCAGGAGGCCACCCATGGCTGAGCCATACCGCTTTGGCGGGCCCATTCTCGAGCGCGCAAAACAACTGGCTGATCGCCGCCGGTATCGGAGCTCGGAGTTCTTCACGAACTTGAAGCGCCGCCGCGGCGAGAGGTTCGACAAGGAGCTTGCCGCTGCTATGTCGTCTTCCGACGCGTCTTCGTGCGAAGCGGCTTCGTCGGAGCGGAACTTGTATCGGGAAGCTCTTGCGCCGCACGTTCGTCGTGCTGCTCCTTCAGCATATGAAGAGTCTCCAAGGCGCGCTCCCGCTCGGCCTGCATCAGGTCCAGATACGAATCGCTGACCTCGGAAGGCACGTGCATGTCCTCCCAGGTCTCCAAGCGAATTCTCGCGTCCTTGATGAGCGCGTCCGTTGGTGACTGCGCGATGAGGCTCATCACAAGCAACCGCAGCGCATCGATTTGCGCCTGCAGTTCTTCCGTTTCTGTCATGCCCGCTCTCCCTGGCGCTGGTGGTTTGAGAACTCCCAGCATAGCCCAGGGTGCGGCGGGCACCCATCCCTCTCGTTGTTTTGATTTTCATGCAGCGAGTTTCGTTTTCAGCGGCAGAGCCCGCAACGTCCTTTTCTCTGGAGACCGGACATGAACTCCCTTGATGCCCTGCGGCGAATGGTCGCCAACTACCCAGGGGGCCGCCCTGCGCTGGCCGCCCGGCTGGGCAAATCTGATGAAGTGCTGCGCAAGGAGCTGAGCGGCTCGTCTACCCACCACAAGATGGGTCTTGCCGACTCCGAAGAAATCGCCGCCATGTGCCGCGAGGCTGGCAGCGCCGAGGCCCACGCCCTTGGCACCGTGTTTTCGTTCAAGGCCGGCATGCTGGCGCTGCCCGCGCGCACCGACGACGCCCCCAAGTGCCTGTCCAAGGCAACCGCCGTGGCCGTCCATGAGGTGGCCGACATCCTGCTGGCCGTCACCAAGGGCAAAGCAGACGGCAACATCAGCGACAACGACCGCGACGAGGTGCTGCGCGAGATTGGCCACGCCGTGCATGCGCTGCAGGCCGTTGCTGCCGCCTTGACGGCTGAGCACGCCGCAGACAACGCGAGGGCAGGGCAATGAGCACCATCATCATGGCTGCCTGCTGGCCGCTCCAAAAGATGAGCCCTGCGCAAAAAGCGGTGCTGATCTCGCTGGCTGACCAGGCCAACGACGATGGCGTGTGCTGGCCCGGCATCAAAACCATTGCAAAGCGCACCTGCCTGTCTGAGCGCGCTGTGCAGGAGGCTATCGGCTGGCTGCAGACGGTGGGCCTGGTGTTTCGGGATTACCGTCTCAACACCAGCACCAGCTACACCATCACGCCCGGCAATTTCAACCCGGCAGCAGCGCCCGCGAAGCGCGGCCGTGCGACTGGTGCAAATGGCGCACCCGGTGCATACGGCGCACCCCCCGCAGATGGCGCACCCGGTGCAGATGGCGCACCAGGGGGTGCAGATGGCGCCCCGGGTGGTGCAGATGGCGCACCACCCCCGGTGCAGATGGCGCACCTCAGGGGTGCAGATGGCGCACCCAAATCATCAATGAACCGTAAAGGGAACCGTAAAGGAACCCCCAAAGAACCATTCCCGGCCGCTCCGCAGCCGGCCCGCCGCGATGCTGCCGCTGGTCAAGGCGACGACGAAACCGCGCTGCAGGCTGCTTGCAAGCACACCTGGGCGGCCTACTGCAACGCCTACCAGGCCCGCTACCACGTGGCGCCTGTCCGCAATGCAGCGGTGAACGCCAACGTGAAGGCCCTGGTTAAGCGCCTGGGCTACGAGGAGGCCCCGCGTGTCGCTGCGTGGTACGTGGCCAGCGTGAACGAGGCGTTTGTCGTGAAGAACTCGCACGGCGTTGGCGTGCTGGTCAACCAGGCCGAGAGCTACCGCACGCAGTGGGCCCGCAACCAGGCCGTGACCGGCACCGCAGCCCAGGCTGCCGACAAGACGGCGGCCAGCTTCGACGCCATCGAGGAAGCAAAGCGCCGGATGCGCGAAAAGAACGGAGGCGGCAATGTTTGATTGCAACGACACCGATTGGTTGATCGAGGAGTTGGGCGCCACCATGGAACTGTCCGGTCAGCAGGTTCGTCCCGCTTCGCTAATGCTCCTGGCCGAGGACTTGGCCCACATCGACAAGCCTTTGCTGCGGCTGGCGCTGGCCCGAATTCGCGCCGAACACCGCGGCCCGATCCTGACCGGCACTGTGCTGCAGTACGTCGACCACGCGATGGGCCGCATGCTGCCTGCCGAGGCCTACGCCCTGGCCTTGACCAGCGCCGACCAAGGGGCCACCGTGGTGTGGACTGACGAGATCGCCCAGGCATGGGCCACCGCCGCGCCTGTGCTCAACGCTGGCGACAAGTTCGGTGCGCGCCAGGCTTTCATCGAGGCATACGGCCGCATCGTTGGCGAGGCCCGCGCGCTGCGCCGCCGTCCCCAGGTGCAGATCAGCATGGGCCATGACCCAGAAGGCCGCACGCGGGCGGTCAGCGAGGCCATCGCGTCGGGCCGCTTGCCCGGAGGCCTGGACGCCTTGACCGATGATCAGCGGCAGCAGCTGCAGCTTCCGGCCCCTCGCGCCGCGCTGGCGCTGCCCGCCCCCGAGTCCGCGCCCGCTGGCCCAAAGCGTGAAGTGCTGGCGCAGCTCGCCGCGCTGCGCGATGCGTTCGCCATCAAGGCCACGCGCTACACGTCGGCCCAGGTTCAGTCCCGCGCTGAGCGCATGCGTCTCGGCCAGGCCAAGCGCCGCACAGCCGCCGCTGTTGCCCAGCGCCTGCAGGAGGGCTGCGCATGACTACTGCGATCACCCTTGAGCACATCAAGGCCCGCTGCATCGAGGAGGGCGACTGCTGGATCTGGCAGGGCGCCGTGAGCGATGCGGGCTATCCGATCATGAAGCGCTACGGCGGCCCGTGTCTGCTGGTGCGCCGCGTGGCAATCGCCCTGGACGGCCGCGAGCCCAAGCCTCGCCAGCCGGTGGCCTGCACTTGCGACGATAAGCGCTGTGTGGCGCCCGCGCACCTGAAGCTTTCCACCTGGTCGAAGGTTGGCAAGACGGCTGCGACGAAGGGCTCCTACTCCGGCAAGGCCCGCTGCGCAAAGGTGTCTGCAGGCCGGCGCGCAAAGGGCGGATTAAAGCTGAACGCCGAGATTGCCCGCACGATCCGTGAAAGTGTGGAAAGCGGCCCCGTGCTTTCTGCCAGGTATGGCGTGAACCGAAGTCTGATCAACGCCATCAAGCGCGGCGATATCTGGAAGGAATACACCAACTCCCCGTTCTCCGGTCTGGGGGCCAGGCCATGAGCAAAGCGATGTACGCGCTGGGCCGGCTCAAGGTCGGCCAGATGAACAAGACCGAGGCCGCCTACGACCAGCATCTGGCCATCTTGCAGCACGCGGGCGAGATCCTATGGCGCAAGTTTGAAGGCCTGAAGCTGCGCCTGGCTGACAACACGTTCTACACACCGGACTTTGCTGTCATGACGGCCGACGGCGTGATGGAGTGCCATGAGGTGAAGGGCTTTTGGCAGGACGACGCACGCGCCAAGATCAAGATCGCTGCCGACCTGTACCCGTTCCGGTTCCTTGCCATCAAGGCCAAGCCGAAGAAGGATGGCGGCGGCTGGGAAATGGAGGCCTTCTGATGCTGGCCAAGAAAACTCCGAAGGTCGGCTATGGCCTGAGCCGCAAGAAGCAGATGGGCGGCGGGTGGAGGGTGCAGCCCACTACCACCCGTGAGGAGCGCCTGGCTGCACGCGCCGAGCGCATGACCGCAAGCGCCCAGGCAACCCGGCACCTCAACAGGCCCGCCGCGCTGCTGGCGCTGGACACCGTCCCGGTGGCCGCACACCCCAAGGAAGCGGCTGCGGACTGCGAGGCCTATCGCCGCATTGTTGCCAGTCTGCCATGCGCATGGTGCGGCATCGCCGGAGCAAGCCAGCACGCGCACGAAAACCAGGGCAAAGGCTGGGCGCTGAAGGTGGATGACCGCCGCGCCCTGCCGCTGTGCTGCGACCAGCCGGGCCGCGCTGGCTGCCACCCTGCCTTTGACCAATACCGACTGCTGCCGGGCGGGCGTGCTGCCCACCGTGCCTGGGGCGCTCAGATGGCCGCCGCCACCCGCGCACTGATTTTGAAATCGGGCCTCTGGCCCAAGCACTTGCCCGAATGGGCAGAAGACACGACAACCGGGAGCCTTAATTGATCGACGCGCCAACCAAACCCACGCTCGCTGAATGCCTGGCCAGTGCCAGCAACAGCCGCGACCTTTCCGTCAATCTCGAAAGCCGCGGCGATGTGGATTACCTGATCGCCGCCAACTTGCAGCGAGCCACCATGGGGCGACTGGTCTACCAGCTGATGGCCGAATGGGATGCACGGCCTAGGCCGCGCGAGCTTTCCGATGCGGACATCGAGACGGTGGCTCAGCAGATGCCCCGGCTGGTGAAGAAGACGAAAGACCGCCGCGGCGAGCGCGCCACCGAGTCGCTGGACATTGCAGGAGCTCGCGCCGCGGCTGCGCAGTGGAAGGAACAGCAGCGATTCGAAGCACTGACCAAGCTGCCCGCATACCGCAAGCTTGCCAACCAGCATGCCGGCCTCATTCCGTGGGTGCTGGCGCTGGGCGTCGAGAGCGCCGGCCAGAAGCTTGCCGACGTGCTGCTGTGGTGGTGTGATCGCCGTTGCCAGTCGTGCGGCGGGACCAACCTCTGCAAGGGCAAGACATGCAAGATCTGCCACGGCTTTGGCACCCGGGATGTGCCTCATGGCGCTGAGGGGCTGCAGATTTCTCAGCACATTGCCACGCTGGTGGATAACGCGCGCGCCGGCACTGCCAGCACCCTGAAACGCATGAAGAAGCTGAAAGAGTTTGCATCCGGGCGCAGTTGATGTATACTGCGGCCCTAGAGCGCAGGCGCAGATAACCGCCGCGCTCAACCTAGAGCAGTCCCCGGGCGGTGAGTCCGGTGTGACATCCCAGAGATGGGTAAGCTCGCCCCAAAGTTTTCAAGCCCGCAAGGTTCACGCCATGCGGGTTTTTTGTTTTTTGCCCCCGAGCCAGCCGGGGCGCGTGCCAGTGGAATGGCGCGCGGGCAGTCTCTCCGCAAGCTGTGGAGCTGGACAGCGAACGGCATGCCCCAGCGTCCCTCTGGGGCGTAAGTCCGATGGGGCAACCAATTTCGCGGCCTTGGCCTATCGGTCGGGCGACAGCCTTCCAAGCTGCAGAACCGGGTTCGATTCCCGGAGGTCGCTCCAGTTCGCCACCGCTCGGGCGCATCCACCACGCCTTACTCGCCAGGGACGCCATGCCCGCAGCGGTGGCACTATTCAAGAAAGATCCTTCCCATGAAGACCTCGATGACTCCCGGCGTTTGTGCTGCCGCTCTGCTTGGCGGCGTTGCTGCAATCCCGCTCGCCATCGTGTGGGGAGGCTACTGGTCTGGTTTGACACTCTGTCTCCTGTGGTCCTGGTTTGTCGTGCCGGTGTTTGCGCTGCCTGCCCTAACGGTGCTGCAGGCATGTGGGCTGGCGCTGGTCCTGCGTGCAGCGCATGGATACCAGGCTCAGCCCAAGAGCGAAGACGGTTTAGCTGGTGCGGTGGCAAAGGCGTTCATCGTGCCGCCGATGGTTGCGGGCTTGCTTCTGCTCGCGGGCTGGGTTGTCAAGAGTTGGGCGTGAAGCTCCAGACTTTGAAGTCATCGTTGCCCGTACTCGACACTCGTCGGGTGGCAACGATCCAGGCCGGTAGTTGGCGCACCACTGACCAAACCAGCAACCAGCGCGGCTACGGCTACAAGTGGCAGCAGGCCCGGGCGGGTTTCCTGCGGTCTCATCCGCTGTGCGCGATGTGCCAGGCGCACGGCGTGGTCACCGCTGCCACGGTGGTCGACCACAAGACACCGCACCGCGGTGACCAAGCGCTGTTCTGGGATCGGGCGAACTGGCAAAGCCTTTGTGCCACGCACCACAGCAGAGACAAGCAACGCGAGGAGCAGAGCAATGATCGAAGTCACAGACCGCAATGGCCGCCGGCATCTGGTCAACCCTGATGGCATCGTCCGGGTGAGCGAGGCGGCGGCCTCTAGCCAGTGGCACGGCACCCGGTCGTTCATCGAGACGATGCACGGCTCGACCATCGAATGCCAACAGAGCGTCCAGGAGGTGTCGAGGCTGCTCCAGGCGCTGGAGCTTTCCCGGCTCGGCGTTGGCGCTGGATGAGCCCGCCTGACGCCTCGCAGGGGCGTCGCGGGCGGTGTCGCGGGTGACCCAGGGGAGGGGGTGGTCGAAAGTCTGGGGTCGCCGATTCTCTAGACCGCCCTGTTCCGCACGCGCGGAAAATTTCCCCCGTGGAGAAAAATGTTAAAGGCTGGGTCAGCCCGTTAACTCGGCTGCAGCCCGCGCCAGCGCTAGGTTTGCGTGATTTTTAACGCGCGCTGGATGTTAAAGGGATGTTAAAGATCGGAAGGGATTGACGATGGCGCTGACAGGCAAGAAGCGGCTGTTCGCTGAAGCCTTGTTGGCGGGCAAGTCGAACAAAGAAGCGGCCTTGGCTGCCGGGTACAGCGCAGCCTCCGCTTCGGCAGCGGGCTCACGGCTGGCCAAGGACAAGGATGTGCTGGCGCACCTGCAGCGCAAAGCTGCAGTGGCCGCGAAGCCCAAAGAGGTTGCACCCGCACCAGCCGCGCCGCCTGGCAGCTTCGACTTGAATCAGGCGCTGGCGCATCGTGACCCCCGGGCCTTCCTGCTTGCGGCCATGAACGACGCGCTACTGGAGCCGAAGTTGCGCATTGACGCGGCAAAGGCGCTCATGCCGTTTGAGTTCGCCAAGAAGGGCGAAGGCGGGAAGAAGGAGCAGCAGGCTGATGCTGCGAAGAAAGTGGCCAGCCGGTTTGCGCCGGCTGCGCCGCCGAAGTTGGCTGCTGCGAACGGCAAGAAGGTTTAGGTATGGAATGGACGACGGCATGCATCGATTGGGAAGAACGGTTGGTGCAACGGAAGTCCATCATTCCGCCGCCGATCTTTCGGGACCCAGCCGAGCAGGCCCTGGCCATCTTCAAGGAACTGAAGGTTGTCGACCTGCCGAAGGTCTGGGACGAGGAGCTTGAGGCCTGGAGACCGCCGACATTCGGCGAATGCTCGGAGGAGTGGGTTTTTGATTTTGTCCGGGCGATCTTCGGGGGCTACGACGAGGTCACCGGCAAGCAGCTGATTCGCGAATACGGCTTGCTGATCAGCAAGAAGAACACGAAGTCGACCATTGCGGCCGGCATCATGCTCACGGCGCTGATCTTGTGCTGGCGCGAGGACGAGGAGCATTTGATTCTTGCCCCGACCAAAGAGGTTGCGGACAACTCGTTCAAGCCAGCGGCCAGCATGGTGCGCGCGGATGAGGAGTTGTCGGCGCTATTCCACATTCAGGACCATGTGCGCACGATCACCCACCGGGTGAACCGCAACAGCCTCAAGGTGGTAGCAGCCGATACCGATACCGTGTCGGGCAAGAAGTCGGGCAAGGTGCTGGTCGATGAGCTCTGGCTGTTCGGCAAGCGTGCGAACGCTGACGCGATGTTCCAGGAAGCGCTTGGGGGCCAAGTCTCGCGGGATGAAGGTTGGGTGATTTTCCTGACCACGCAGTCGGATGAGCCGCCCGAAGGTGTCTTCAAGGCCAAGCTCGATTACTGGCGCGATGTGCGCGACGGCAAGGTGGTCAGCCCGAAGACGTTGGGCATCCTGTACGAGTTCCCCGCAGCAATGATCAAGTCCAAGGCGTACCTTGACCCGGAAAGCTTCTACATTACCAACCCGAATCTGGGAAGGTCCGTGAGCGCTGAATGGCTCACGGATGAACTGCAGAAGCGTTCTTCGGAGCAGGATGGCGGCTTCCAGCGATTCCTTGCCAAGCACCTGAATGTTCAGATTGGCATGAATCTGCATGCCAACCGCTGGACGGGCGCCGACTTCTGGGAGCGTCGCGGGGACAGCAAGATCAGCCTGGACTATATCCTGCAGAAGTCGGAGGTAGTCACGATCGGCATCGACGGCGGGGGGCTGGACGACTTGCTAGGCCTGGCTATCGAGGGGCGCGTGAGAGAGTCGACCAACCGCCTGCTGTGGAACCGGGCATGGATCCACCCAATCGGCATCGAGCGCCGCAAGTCGGAGGAGGCGAAGTACCGGGACTTCGAGCGCGACGGCGACTTGGTGGTGGTGAAGGAGCCGGGCCAAGATCTCGAGGAGCTGGCCGCGCTGGTCAAGCAGGTCTACGACGCCGGGCTGCTGGCGAAGGTCGGGCTAGATCCGGAGCGCACCCACAAGGTTGTTCTGCAGGCGCTGATTGACGCTGGCATTCCTGCTGAGCTGATCATCGGTATCTCGCAGGGCTGGAAGCTCACAGGTGCCATGGCGGTTATGGAGCGGCTGCTGCAGGGCGGCGGGCTGACCCATGCCGCCCAGCCGCTCATGGCCTGGTCTGTGGGCAATGCGAAGGTAGTCGCTTCCGGGAATGCCTTTCTGATCACCAAGCAAGCCAGCGGCACGGCAAAGATTGACCCGCTGATGGCCTCCCTGAACGCGGAGACCCTGATGTCGACAAATCCTCAGCCGCAGGGGCAATCTGTGTATGAGACGCGCGGAATGCGCTTCCTATAGGGCACGACAACATGAATTTTTTCGACAAGCTGTTCCGGCGAAGCGGGCCGGAGGCTCAGTCGCGCCCGCGAGCCAGTGCGGAAGGCATCACCTTCCAGGGGCTGGACGATCCGGCGTTTCTGGAGTTCATACGCAACGGCCAGATGGGCGAGTCGAACCGGATGCTGCGCAATACCTCAGCGCTGCGCAGCCTGTCGCTCATCTGCAATGGTCTGGGCATGCTGCCGACAAGCCTGTACCGCGCGGGCGATGACAAGGAAGTGGCCAGCGAGCACCCTGCCCACAGGCTGCTGCGCTATAAGCCGAATCCCTGGCAGACGCCGATGGAGTTCAAGAGCCAACTGCAGGCGCTGCTGGAAACAGAGGGCAACGCCTATGCGCGCATCATTCGCGCCGCTGGCCGTCCGATCCACCTGATCCCGTTTGAGAAAGGCAGGGTCGACGCGAAGCTGGGCAGCAACTGGCGCATGCAGTACCGGTGCACGACCGAGAACGGCGGGCAGCTCACGCTGGACCAGGACGAGATCCTGCATGTGCGCGAGCTGTCCATGGACGGCGTGCTTGGGCTGTCGAAGAGGCGGCTGTCGTGCGAGGTTTTCGAACTGGCAGAGCAGGCGCAGCGCGCGGCGGGCAACATCTTCAAGACCGGTGTGATGGCTGGCGGTGCCATCGAGACACCGAACGCTCTTTCCGACCAGGCGTACAACCGCATGCGGCAGTCGCTGGATCAGGGGCTCAGCGGCTCCGAGAACGTCAACAAATGGATGATCGCGGAGGAGGGGGCAAAGGCCAATCCCTTCACCTCGACCGCCAAGGACGGCCAGCAGCTCGAAAGTCGGAATCATCAGATCGAGGAGGTGGCCCGCCTGTACGGCGTGCCGCGGCCCTTGCTGATGATGGACGACACCAGTTGGGGCTCGGGCATCGAGCAACTGGCCATCTTCTTTGTGCAGTACACGCTGGCGCCCCGGTTTGTGGCTTGGGAGCAGGCGCTGGCCCGCGCGCTTCTGAGCGATCAGGAGCGGGAGCGCTTCTACTGGAAGTTTAACGAGCGAGCGCTGATGCGCGGCACGCTCAAGGACCAGGCTGACTACTTCGCCAAGGCTCTGGGTGCTGGCGGGCACCAGCCCTGGCATACCGGCAACGAGGTGCGCGACCTGGCCGAGTACCCGGCTGATCCAAACCCGAAGTTCAACACCCTGGGCGATCCCTCGGGAAAGAAAGCAACCAATGAGCCTGAAAAAACTACCTGAGCTGCAGGCCTCTGGCCGTGGGCGCATTCAGTCGTATGTATCGCCCAACGCATTTGCCCGGTGGTCGCCAGGAGTTCAGGCTGCGGCGGGCGACTCGCCTGACAACACGATCAGCATTCTCGACGTGATTGGCGAGGATTGGTGGACCGGGGAGGGCGTGACTTCCAACCGCATCGCCGGCGCGCTGCGCGCCATTGGCGAGCAGGACGTGGTGGTCAACGTCAATAGCCCGGGCGGCGACATGTTCGAAGGCGTCGCCATCTACAACATGCTGCGCGAGCACAAGGGCAAGGTGACTATCCAGGTGCTCGGGCTTGCGGCCTCGGCGGCCTCGATTATTGCCATGGCCGGCGACGAAATCCGCATTGGCCGCCCCTCGTTCCTGATGATCCACAACTGCTGGTGCCTGGCTGCCGGCAACCGGCATGACTTCGCTGCAATGAGCGAGCAGATGGCGCCATTTGATGCAGCAATGGCCGATGTGTATCAGGCGCGCTCTGGCGTGGACCTCAAGCGCATCGAGTCCTTGATGGACCGCGAGACCTGGATCGGCGGCTCGGCTGCTGTTGCGGAAGGATGGGCCGACAACCTGCTTGGCGAAGGCGACATCAAGGACAGCGGCAGCGGCGCGCAAGCGGCATCTGTTCGGCGCATTGAGGCCGCCTTGCGGTCCAGCGGCATGCCACGTAGCGAGGCGCAGCGCCTTCTTTCTGATTTCAAGGCTGGACTGAGCGACTCGTCCGGCAACCCTGGCCGCCTGAGTGATTCGGCAGCACAACCCGTGGCAGCAAGTTCGCTGCAGAACCTCATCAATGCCATGAAAGGCTAAAAAATGACCGATGTGAACAAGACGATCGAAGACCTGGGCAAGGCATTCGAGGCCTTCAAGGCCACCCACACCCAAGAACTGCAGGCGCTGAAGCAGGGGCAAAGCACTGCCGATTACCAGGCCAAGCTGGACAAGATCAATTCGGCGCTCGACCAGCACACGAAGGAGATCGAGGACGCGCATACCAAGTTGGCCGCGTCCCAGCATGGCGCGCCAGGCGCTGGTTTGAAGGACAAGGAATACTCTGCCTCCTTCAATGCGCACATGCGCAAGGGCGATGTGCAAGCCGCGCTGAGCAAGGGCACGGCCGAAGAAGGCGGTTTTCTTACCCCGGTGGAGTGGGATCGCACGATCACCGACAAGCTGCGCGAAGAGTCGCCAATGCGCGAGATCGCCCAGGTGCAGTCCACCAGCAAAGCCGGCTGGACCAAGCTGTTCAACATGGGCGGCACTGGCTCCGGCTGGGTTGGCGAAACCGACGCGCGCCCTGAAACCGCCACGCCTACGCTGGTGGCCCTGGGCTTCGGCCATGGCGAGATCTACGCCAATCCGGCCGCTACGCAGCAGCTGTTGGATGATGCCGAGATCAACGTCGAAACCTGGCTGGCCGACGAGGTGCAAGCCGAGTTCGCTGAGCAGGAAGGTCTTGCGTTCATCAGCGGCGATGGCGTCAAAAAGCCTGCCGGCGTTCTGACCTATGTCGAAGGCGGATCCAATGCCAACAAGCACCCGTTCGGCCCGATCAAGGTGACCAACAGCGGCGCAGCAGCCGATATCAGTTCCGACGCCGCGCTGGACCTGATCTACGGCCTGCCCAAGAAGTACCGCCAAAACGCGCGTTTCCTGACCAACAACCTGACCATTGCCAAGCTGCGCAAGCTCAAGGATGGCCAGGGCAACTACCTGTGGCAGCCGTCTGCCCAGGCTGGTCAGCCGGCGACGCTCCACGGCTACGGCATCGCCGAAGACGAGAACATGCCCGATGTGGTGGCCAACGCCACGCCGATCCTGTTCGGTGACTTCAAGCGTGGCTACCTGATCATCGACCGCAAGGGCGTGCGCGTGCTGCGCGATCCCTACACCAAGAAGCCCTACGTGCTGTTCTACACGACCAAGCGCGTGGGCGGCGGTGTGCAGAACCCCGAGTGCCTGCGCGCTCTGAAGGTGGCGGCTTAACCAAGAAGGGGCTTCGGCCCCTTCTCCATTTCAGGAGAAGACGATGAAGGCAACCAAAGATTTCAAGGGCGTCAAGGACGGCAATATCTATCCAACCGAATTCAAGCCGGGCGACGAGATTCCGCCCGAGCTTGAGGCTGCGGCGCTGGAACTGGGCGCAGCCGAGCAGAAAAAGGCCGCGGCTGGCGCTGATAAGGCGAAGCCGTAAGCATGCCCATTCTGACCATCGAGCAGGCCATCGGCCATTGCCGGGCCGACCCGGTAGAGGATGCCGCGATGGTGGAGCTGTACCTGGGCGCCGCCATCGATGCCGCGCAGGACTATCTGGGCCGCAAGCTGTACACCGACAAGGCCGAAATGGATGCCGCGGTCGCGGTGGGTGAGGCCGGCGAACTGCCCATGGTGGCGACCTACTCGGTCAAGGCCGCGGTTCTGTTGATGTGCGGCCATCTCTTCGCCAATCGTGAGGATGTCGTGGTGGGAGTTCAGTCCTTTGCCATGCCCAACGGCTCGCGCGACCTGCTGCGGCCCCATCGAAAGGTCCAAGGCCTATGAGAACGTTGCGAGCAGGAAATCTGAATCGGCGCATCGTGATCGAGCAACGCCTGCCGGGCGGCGCGCTCGGTCAGCCATCCAAAAACTGGGAGGCTGTCGCCCAGGTCTGGGCCAGCATTCGGTTTGGTTCGGGCAGCGAGGCCATCCGGTCGGGGCAGCCCGCGAGCGAGGCGAAATGCAGCATCCGTATCCGCTGGCGCATCGGCATCACGGCAGATATGCGCGTGGTGTGCGACGGCGTTGTTTACGAGATTGAGGCCGTGCTCCCGGACGGACAGCGTCGCCAGTATGTCGATCTGGTGTGCAAGGTGGTCGGCAATGGCGCGGGGCGATAACTCGCTCATTGAGCCGGTGGACCTGTCGGACCTTGAATCTTTGATGGCGGACATCAGCGACGCTGCCGAGGAGGTGGTCAGGCCAGCGGCCCAGGCGGCCATCCAGGTGCTTTACGACACGGTGAAGTCAAACGTGGCGGCTATCCCGCGTGTAAGCGGAAACCTGGCCAGCGCGATCTATCAGGTTTATTCGCAGGACAACAGCGGGCCCGCGCTGGCTACCTATCACCTCAGCTGGAATGCGACTAAGGCGCCGCACGGTGGCCTGGTGGAATTCGGGCATTGGCAACGGTATGTGGTTGTGCAGACCAAAAAAGGCCCGCGCAATGCAATTCGCCCTGAAAAGCAGGGAACGCGCAAGCCGCGCCGGCGCGCCTCCCAGGCTGAGAAGGATGCTTATTACGTCCCGCGTCCTGGCGGCCCGATCTATGTGCCGGGCAAGGCGTTCATGCGAGGCGCGCAGCGCGCTGCTGGCGCTGCTTTACTGGCCTCGGCCGATGTTCTCTGGCAGGCGCTGGAAAAGGTGAAGTAATGGATGAAGTACTGCACGCCGCAATCCCCGCGGTGATTCCGAACTGCTACGGCACCGTGGCGCCGGCCAATGCGCCGAAGCCCTACGTGATCTGGCAGCGCATCGGCGGTGACCCACCCGAGTATCTGGACAACGAAGATCCGCAGGTCGACCAAGCGCTGGTGCAGATTGAGATCTATGCCGATGAGATCCTGGATCCGAAGGTGCTGATGCGGACCCTGACGACGGCGCTGCGGCAGCACCCGGATCTGACCGTGCGGCCCAACGGCGGGATGCGCGACGACTTCGACTACGACATGCAGCTGTTCTCGGCCGCCCGGGACTTCACGGTCTCGTTCTAATCCAGCACCCCTGTCTCGCCACCGCCCCTTGGGGCACAACCAGCCCGCCCTGAGAAATCTCGGCGGGCTTTCTTTTGAAAGCAAACTATGCGCAAAGTACCTCTGCCCGACGGGGCGCGTCTCTCCCTCTACATCGCTGCGCTCACAGCGGTTGTCACTGGTGTGGCATCGAATGCCGCGCACGCGGTGATTACCGGTGCCAACACCTTGGCGGCCAAAGCGCTGGTGGTCATCGACAGCGACGATTACCCAGAACTGACGGGCCGCGTTGCGCGCGTCAAGTCGGCGACGGCTGATGCAGTGACGCTGGACGGCGTGGACACCAGCAGCACTGAGAAATTTCCGCCTGGCGGCGAGGTGAAGCTGATCGTTCTGGATGACGGCGAATGGCAGCGCCTGCCCTATGTGCCTACCTTTGCCCTGTCCGGTGGCGAGCCCAAAACCGGCTCTTCCAGCTATCTGGACGTCGAAGGCGATCAAGATTTCGGCAATGGCCGTACCGCTCGCCGTCTGGAGTACACCATCAGCTGGAAGCAGGACGGCGCGGCGCGCGCCGCTCTGCAGGCGGCCGACGGCGGAGAGTCGGTGCACCGGCTGCAGTTCAAGGATGGCTCGACCAGCTACTACGTGGGCGAACTGATGTATGACGATGTGCCCAGCACCGAGAAGGGCGCCGAGCAGACCACCAAATCCACGGTTTTGCTGCGCGGCGCACCGACCACCTTGGCGAAGGCTGCCTGAGTATGAGCGAAGCCATTGCCCGCTCCATCGTGCTGGGCAAGAAGCCTGAAGGTATCCCGGACACCTTGAAGATCAAGCTGCCCGACGGCACCGAAGGCCTCTTGCCGGTTACGTTCAAGTACCGCACGCGCACCGAGTTCGGCCAATTCATCGACGGCATCTTCGGCGTTGAGCCGCCGGCATTCGATGGGACTGCCAGCACTGCCGCGGCGCAGCAGCAGCGCGCCACGGTGCAGCTGAACGGCCAGTACATCCATGGCTGCCTGAAGGATTGGGACCTCGACGCTCCTTTCACCCTGCAGGCTTGCATCCAGCTGGCAGACGAGCTGCCGGGCGCCGTGCAGCAGATCATGGATACCTACCGCCGCCTGACGGTGGAGGGACGCCTGGGAAACTGATCGCGGCGGCCAGGGCGCGTTACACGCAGCTTCCAGACACCGACTATCTGGCGGCCTGGGGGCTGCCAGCGGAGCAGTACGCCGACATGTTCAACGTCGAGATCTGGCCCGAGAACGTTCCCGCCTGGAGCCTGTTTGATGCCCTGCAGACGCAGTGGCGCGCGGGCTCGGGCGGCGTCATCGGTCTGGATTACTCGGTGCTGGCCGAGGAGCTGCGCGCCCGGGCCATACCTCCAGAAGAACACGAGCAGCTGCGCGTTGATGTGCGTGTTATGGAGGATGCCGCGCTTCAAGAAATCTACGCTGGAACTGACAAATGAGCGATACCGACCGCCGAAAACTACAGCTTGAGGCATCGCTGGATGCCTCGGGCGTGCGTGAGGGCGCCGCCGAGGCCGTGGCTGCGGCCAAAACCATGGCTGCAGGCGTAGAGGCTGCGGGTCGGCAGGGTGCTGCGGGGCTGGCGCCGCTGGAGGCAAAGGCGGGTACGGCTGCCGCCGCGATGTCGCGCTCGGAGCGCAGCATGGTGCAGTCCATTCAGCGCGCCACGGCTGCCATGAAATCCGGGGGCGTTGCTGGATCCGAATACTACGAGATCCTCGCCAAGCAGCGCGGCCTTTCGGGCGATGTACTGAAGCCCTACATTGCGCAGCTGCGCGAGGCCGAGGCAGCGCAGCGCAGCCTGAATCAAGCAGCAGGCATGAGCGATAAGGCTACAGCAGCAGCAATGCGCAGCGTGCCGGCCCAGTTCACCGACATCATCGTGAGCCTGCAGGGTGGACAAGCTCCGTTGACAGTGCTCCTGCAACAAGGCGGCCAGCTGAAGGATATGTTCGGAGGAGTGGGGAACGCAGCGCGCGCATTGGGCGGCTATGTCCTGGGTCTAGTAAATCCTTTCACGCTTGCCGCTGGCGCTGCTGGCGTGCTCTGGCTTGCGCATCAGCAAGGGCGGAAAGAGGCTGAGGCCTATGCGGCCTCCCTCATCATGACGGGCAACGCGGCGGGCACGACAGTAGGTCAGCTTGCAGTGATGGCGCAGGAGCTTGATGGTCGCGGGTTTACTCAAGGCGCCGCCGCAGCGGCGCTGGCCGAGGTGGCGAGTACTGGAAACGTTGCCGCTGGCAACATCAAACTGGTTGCAGAAGCTGCATTGCGCATGGAGCGCGAAGCGGGCATACCTATCGAGAACACGATCAAGTCGTTTGAGGAGTTGGGTAAATCCCCGGTTGAGGCATCCCTCAAGTTGACGGAGCAGCATCGCTACTTGACGGCTGAAATCTATCAGCAGATCAAGGCGTTGGCCGATCAGGGGCGTGAAACTGAAGCAGCGAAGCTGGCACAGGAGACTTATGCGGATGCGGTCATGGAACGCACCGGGCAACTGCACGAACGTTTGGGGTTGCTTGAACGCGCGTGGCGCGGCATTAAAGAGGGGGCCAAGGAAGCGTGGGACTCCATGCTGGGAATTGGCCGCGGCAAAACCGTTGAGGAGCGACTGGAAAGGCAGCGCGCGACGGTAGAGAGCCTCCAGCGCACTCTTGACGACCAGGAGGCGCGCTTTGGCTCTGGACGCAATGGAGCAGCAGAAAGACTTAGGGCGGCCCAGGCCCTGTTATTCGAATTAGAAGGGGAGGCCGCCGATAGTGCCGCTAAAGCGCTTGGGGAGGGTGAGCGAAATCGCATACAGCTGGCGGGAAGCAAGGCTGTCGAGGCGGTATCGAAAGCCAATGCGCAGGCAGCTTCGAAGCAAGAGCAGCTTAATAAGGCGCTGAAAGAATACCGGCAGAACCTGGACGACATACGCGCGGCAGACCCTGCGAGTGCTCTGCTCGATCCCGCAAAAATCGCTAAGGCAGAAGCCGGCATCCGCGAGAAGTTCAAAGAGAAAGGTGATGCTGGCGCTGGTATCGGTGCTGCGACTCGCCGCCTCGACCTGACCGAGATCCAGCGCGCGGCGCGTGACGAACTGTCCGGCATTGATCAGCAGCAGCGTGCCATCGATCTGCGCCGCCAGGCCGGACTGATTGCGGAGCAGGACTACTACGACCAAAAGCGGGTGCTGATCGTCAAGGCGAACGATACGGAAGAATCCTCGCTGCGTGAACAGATCTCTCGGCTGGAGCAGGAGAAGGCCAAGGGCAAGGAAGCGCTGGAGGTGCAGAAGCAACTGGTCGATGCTCGGAGCAAACTGAAGATCAAGGAGCTTGAAGGGCAGAACAAGCTCGCCAGCGTCAACCAGGAAGCGGGGATGGCGGTAAAGCGCCAGGATGCCGCGCTGCAGAGCCTGGCCAGCACACATGCTCGCTATCTTCAGCAACTGGACCAGCAGGCCAGTCGCGCGGTGAGCTCGGCCTGGATGGGTGACAAGGACCGTCAGCGTGAACAAGGCCGGTGGGCTATTGAGGACCGCTACTTGAGCGAGCAGCGCCGCCTTGAGGATCAGCGGATGTTCACACCGAATATGACGCCAGAGATGCAGGCCCAAATCGATATGCGGCTGCAGCTGCTGCAGACGGAAAAGTCCCGTGAGTTGCAGCTTTACCAGCAGACCTATCAGCAGCTGGATGAGATGCAGTCGCAGTGGCAGCTCGGTGCAGGCCAGGCGATGCAGAACTACCTTGATCAGTCGGTCAACGTTGCAGGACAGGTTGGCAGTGCCTTCACCCGCGCGTTTCAGGGCATGGAGGATGCACTGGTCAACTTCGCCATGACCGGAAAACTCAGTTTCAAGGATCTCGCGAATTCGATCATTGCAGACATCGTGCGGACCCAGGCGCGAGCCGCGGTCTCGGGGTTGTTCGGCAACATATTGGGCGCAGTAGGTTTGGGGACGACTTCTATCGCGGGTGCATCCCTCGGCTCTGAGTTTGTCCGGGACGTCGGCTTGAACGCGGCTGGCCTGGTCGGCATGTCGAGCGGCGGCTATACGGGCGACGGCGGCAAATATGAGCCGGCGGGCATTGTGCATCGCGGCGAGTACGTCATCAACGCCGCCAGCACCCGCAAGCTTGGCTTGGGCTACCTAAACAGCTTGAACGGCTATGCCAACGGCGGGTTGGTGGGCGGGAATGGCGCCGCCGCTCCGGGTGGCATTGTGGTCAATGTCCACAACAACGCAGGCGCACAAATCGAGCAGGCCAGCAGCGTTGGGGTAAATGGCGAGCAGATTCTTGATGTCTTTGTGAACAAGGCAGTTAAGACGGCTGCGGCACAGGTAGCTGGCGGTTACGGCGACATGGGGAAGGCAATGCGCCAGCGCGCGCGGATGGGAATGTAAATGGCAGTTTTACCGAGCTACGTGCGTATGCTCAGAGATAACGCCGGGGAAGAATTCGACCCCGGCGTTGTTGTTTCTGAGATGGAAAAAGGTCTCGCAAAAATGCGAGTCTCCCAAAGCAGAGTGGTCGCCCAAGTGGCGGCCACTTTGTTTTTCAGCACCCGCCAGGATTCGATCAGCTTTGAAAGCTGGTACTTCGACGCCATCAAGCGCATTGGCTGGTTTGACTGGCGCGACCCGCGCTCCGGTCAAGTTCGATCCGTGCGGTTCAAGGGGGGCGCGATAGGTCGTCTTGAGCCGCAGAGCGCCCGCTACGGTCACTCCAAGCGCGCTGTCACCCTGGAGTACCTGCGATGACTCAATTCCAAGAGCGCAACCAGCGCATCAAGGACGAGGTCGGCCACGTCGAACTGCTGGAAGTCACAAACCGGAGCTTCTCCGAGCCCATGCGCATCTGCAACGATGTGCAGGACTTCGTAAGCAAGGGCGTGGCCTACATCGGTCTGCCGTTCGGCTTCACGCTGCCAGAGGACCAAAGTGGTAGCGCGCCGCGCATGCAGCTGACCCTCGACAACGTGGGTCGTGGCATCACCGATGAGCTGGAGCGCCTGCAGCCCGGCACGACCACCATGGCAAAGCTGGATGTTGTTGCGCGTGATACGCCGGACGTGCGCGAGCACTCGTTCTGGCTGCCGATGACCAGCGTAACGGTTTCAGGCGCCACGGCCCAAGCTGTCTGCGGAGTGGACGAGCTCATGCGGCAGTCCGCATGCAAGCTGGTTGCCAACCCGTTCACGCTCCCGGGGATTTTCTGATGGTGCATATCTTGAATTTGCCCTATCACGGTCCGGCGCCAGAGGTGCGGCCAATTGGTGCCGCCCCGGCCGGCGCAGTGGTCCAATCCTCGACTTTGCCTCACCTCGTCGACTTGGCGGAAAGGGTGGATCGCTTCGTGGGAATTCCCTACGACGCGCGGCACATGGACTGCGCCGATCTTGCCATCCTGGTGCAGCGCGAACTGTTTGGCCGCGATGTGATGCTTGCAGGCAAGCGCCCGCGGCCGATGCGTGGCGACGAGCAGGCCCAAGCCATCCGCGCCTACACCGCGCAGCTTGCCAACTCGGTGATCAATCCGGTAGATGGGGACGCCGTGCTGATGCGCGAAATTGGCACAAGCGCCGCTGGCCATATCGGCACCTACTTCTTTCTCAATTTCACGCCATACGTGCTGCACACCACCGCTTTGCTGGGCGGCAGCGTTCTGCACCGCGTGCGTGACCTGTCGGCTTACGGGCTGACGCTTGAAGGCTACTACCGATGGAAATGAATCGCGCCGAACTGGCTGCCGTGGACGGCGTGGCCTGCGATCTGCTGGACTCTCGCGGCCGCTTGGTTATCACGCCCAATGCGTTGACCTGCGACGGGCAGCGCAATGTACCCGCAGATCTGCAGCCTGGCGAGACGCTTGAGGCGTTCCTGCGCCGTCATGTGCCGGGCATCTCGTCTGGCGCTTGGACGGTGATGATCGGCGGGGCCACCGTGCCGCGCTCGATGTGGGTGCGCACCTGGCCGAAGCACGGCCAGCTGATCTCCTGCCGGGCTTCCGTCGGCAAGCAGGCGGTAGCGCTTGTGGCCATGGCCGCGCTGGCTTATTTCTCCATGGGCATGGCCACTGGGATCTACGGCGCGATGGGCGGCACGTTTGTATCGGCTGCAGCTGGAGCCTACATCGGCGCGATTCAGGTTGGCGTCCTAATGGCGGGCTCCATGCTGATCAACAAGGTCCTTGGACCCAAGGTGCCCAAGATGGGCGAAGCCGCGGCGGCGCGCCAGGTCTACAGCTTGACCAGTCAGCGCAACAGTGCGCGCCCCTATGAGCCTCTGCCGGTGCTGTGGGGTGAGATGCGTGTCACGCCCGACCTGGCAGGTCAGCCCTACACCTGGTTTGATGGCGACAACCAGTACCTGAGCACGGTGCTGCTCGGCGGTATTAACGTGCACAGCGCTGCCGACCTGTCGGTAGGCGACACGCCGCTTTCCAGCTTCGAAGAGGTCAGCGTCTTCCATAATGGCTTCTCGGGCATGGCCAGCGAGGAGATCCCGCTGTACGGGAACGTTGACGCCATCGCCGGCGCGGACCTCGAAAACGACGGCGAATGGGTCAAGCGGACCACCTCGACAGATACGGTAGTGGTGCAGCTGGATGTCGAGGGCCAACTGTACGACATCGACAACAAGGGCAACACCTTGGTCAACAGCGTGCCGCTGTTCATCGAGACACGCCTGGTAGGTGCTGGCAATTGGCAGGCGGCTCACAGCGTCACTCTGACCAACGCCACTCTGGATGTGGTGCGCCGCACGTACACCGTGGCTGTGGCCCAAGGTCAGCACGAGGTGCGCATGCGCCTGGGCAAGCCTTCCTATGACGAGGGTAGCGGCAAGGACGCGTGCAAGTTCGTTTGGACTGCGCTCAAGAGCATTCAGCCTGACACCGCGGACTACAGCGGCCTGGGTCGTATCGGCATCAAGATCAAGGCCACGGGCCAGCTGTCGGGCAGCCTGGACACGGTTCGCGCCACTTACCGCGCGCGACCACTGCCGGTGTGGAACGGCACGGAGTGGATCACTGCGACCACCCGCGCCGAAGGCCTGAGCAACTGCGGCGCCATTCTGCTGCAGACGCTGCGCGGCGTGTATGCCAATGGCGTGCTGCAGTTTGGCTTTGGCATGTCCGACGAGCAGATCGACATCGAGGGCCTGAAGGCCTTCATGCTGCATTGCACGGCGCGCGGCTACACCTACGACCGCTGGGTCACCAGCTCGATGAGCCTGGGCCAGTTCTGCGAGGAAGTGGCGCTTGCCGGCATGGGAGAGTTCTCCTGGACTGATGGCAGCCGGCCCACGGCCGTCTTTGTGTCGAGCGGCCAGCCGCTGTCGGGCGTGGTCAACATGGCGAACATGCTCAAGGGCTCGTTCTCGGTCGCCTACAACCTGGCCAACGCCGCCGATGGCATCGAGTACGAGTATCTTGACCGTGATCGCAACTGGGAGACGCAGACCCTGCGTGTGGCCGCGCCTGGCGTGACCACCATGCTGAACCCGGCGCGCATCACTGGCGAGGGCGTGACTACAGAGGCTCACGCCGCGGTGCTGGCGCGCTACCACCTGGCGCAGAGCCTCTACCAGTACAAGACCATCGACTTCGGCGCCGATATCGAGCACCTGGCTTACCGACGCCTGTCGGTGCTGTCGATCAGCCACGACCTGACGCAGTGGGGTTATGGCGGCCGCGTGATGGCCGCGGTGTTGAGCGCCGCGGGCAAGGTTGAGCTGCAGCTGGATGAGCCCGTGCCGCCTATGGCTCAAGGCTATGTGGGTCTGCGCGTGCCCGGCGCGCGCGACTATCGCGTGTTCCGCGTCGAGGAGTTCGAGGGTGAGTCGGAATGGATCACCCTTGTGGAGCCTTGGCCCGAGGAACTCGACTTTCCTGGCGAGGACTTGAACAACCCGGCGTGGGACACCCTCTGGTGCTACGACTTCAAGGCCACACCTGGCTACCGCGTGCGCGTGGTCGGCATGCAGCCTGAAGCCGACCTCAAGGGCGCCCAGGTGACCTGCGTGCCGGAAGGCCCCGAGTTCTGGGATTACGTGCTCAATGGCACCTACACACCAGCGCCAAACCAGTCGAGCCTGCCGCAGCTGGCCCGGCCCAAGGTCTCGAAGCTGCGCATCACCGAAAAGGTCAATGTGCAGGGTGACACCGAATGGTATTCGCTGAGCTTGGTCTGGGACGTCGAGGGCGACTACGACCATGCGCAGGTCTGGGCTGGCCGCGATGGCTCCGAGCTGCGCCTGGTCGATGGCAACGCCATGGGCAGCCGCAGTGAGTTCCGCATCGATGGCGCCGGCGAGTGGCTGGTCGAGGTGCGGCCGTTCAATGCCTCCGGCTTGGTGGGCCAGTCGGTGACCGTGCTGTATGTCACCAGCAAGGCCGAGCGCACGCCCCGCAATGTCGACACCTTCACGGCGCAGCAGGTCGCGGGCGAGCTGCGCCGCTTCACGTGGAGCTACGACGGCGACCAGCGCCCGGCTAATTTCGCCGGCGTGCAGATCCGCTACGCACCAGGCACGGTCAACCTTTCCGTGGCCGACTGGGATAACTTGACGCCTATCGGCACAGCGGAAGACATCTATACCGCGGCGCTGGAAACCACGCGCCCTGACGCTGGCACCTGGACCTTTGCTTGCCGCGCCGTCAATACCGCCGGCCAGCTGGCAAACGGTGTGCGGACTGCAACCGCCACGCTGCAAGCCCCGTTTACCGAGATCAAGGAGACCATCGATGAAATGACGGAGGGCCTTGACGATGTGTTGGAACTGATCACTGCTGAGATTTCTGATCGGGTGAACGCTGACGCTACTGGTGCGCTCACCGCGGCGCAGGCGTTGGCTGCCGAGCAAGCGGCGCGTGCCGAAGCCATCAACCAGGCGGCCCAACAGCTCCAACAGCAGATCCAGGCACTGCAAGCCCAGATTGGCGACATTCTGGGAGCGGCGGAATACGCCGCAGACCAGGCTTATGACCCGGGCGATCTGGTCGTCTACAACGACAAGCTGTATCGGGCGTTGCAAGCCAGCATTGGTGTGGTCCCGGCCACCGGCGCTTATTGGCAGATGGTTGGTGATTACGCGAACATTGCTGAAGCTGTCGTCGCTCAAGCGGCTCAGATATCTGAAGCCAGCAGCCGTATCACGCAAGTCGGTGCGGACGTGTCGGCGCTCAGTACTGCGCATACCAGCCTGGCTGGCAGGCTGACCACAGCCGAGGGAAATCTCTCGGCGCAAAGTGGCGCACTGTCCAGCTTGCAGCAGACCGTGAGCAATCAGGGTAGCGCGCTGGTTGCGAACAGCAGTGCCATTACCGCGCTCAACAGCAAGATTACCAGCCGACCAAATCTGCTGCCCAACGGGTCGTTTGAGCGTGGCAAGAAAGGATGGACGGGGGATTTTGCCGTCAACGACAGTCCTGAATGGGGGAAATGGGCGACGCGTTGGGGTGCAAGCAATACCCCGGTATCAGGGAATTTTTCGTATGACCCGTTGCCAGTCCAAAGCGGTGCGGAATACACGATCTCTGGCGACTCGCTGATGATCGGGGCAACGACGGGCCTTGTGTCGTTCGATTTGATTTTCAGAGACTCCGCAGGCAACGTTCTGCTGGATGGCCCGAACGGCCACATATCGGTCAATCACAACTTCTCGTCAAGCGATAGCAACCGCAACCAGCATGCAGTGAGCGCGCATGCACCAGCAGGATCGACCCAGGTCCTAGTGCGTTTTGTCTATGAAAACGTGACGGGCAACGCCAGCACTGTGATCGGTTGCCGAATGATCAAGCTTGAGAGAGGTGGCTTGCCAGCAACAGCTTACTCTGCCGATGCTGCGATAGCAGCTGAGTCGGCTGCCGCGACTTTGCTGGAGCAGCGAGTCAAAACCAATGAGGCGGGGCTGACGGCTGCATCTGAATCCTTGACCAGCCTGACCAACCGCGTTGGTGCAACCGAGTCACAAACCTCTGCTTCATCCCGCGCAATAACTGGACTGCAGTCGGAAGTTTCGACCATTAACGGAGCGTTGAACTCGTATGGCTCGCAGATGACCAGGCTGGAGGCCAGGCTGGGCAGTCGCCCCAATCTGCTGCCGAACGGCGGCTTTGAGCTGGGGGCAAAAGGCTGGCAGACCAATGGTTGGAGTATCGAAAATTCAGGCTACTGGGGAATGGTCGCCGTGCGTTCTGGACTCACTGGAACTGTCACATTGCTGTCCGAGCCATTCCCGGCTGAGGCTGGTGCCACATATTCAATCGCTGGCGACAGCCTGATGATGAATCAGACTGCAGGGACGGTTTACTTCGACCTTCAGTTTGGAAATGCGGCCGGTGTCACGCTGGCTGGAGGTGATGGACCTCAAAGGGCCATCGCAACAAGCCACGATTTTTCGTCAGGGGATACGACGCGCGAGGCCCATGCTGTAAGTGCAGTTGCACCTACGGGGACCAAAACAGTCCGCGCACGATTCGTTGCGGAAGGCATCACTGGTGGCGCAACGGTCGGATGTCGCTTGATCAAAGTCGAGCGCGGAGGGCTGCCGGTTACCGGCTATTCGATGGAGGCCAGCATGATGGCCGAGGGCACGGCGGTTTCGTCTTTGACCACCAAAGTGACTCAGGCTGAGGCAAACATCACTGCCCAGGCGAATCAGTACACGGGCTTGAGCAGCACGGTGGCAGGGCATACGGCCAGCATCAGCCAGCAGGCGAGCACGCTGGCGAGCCTGAATGGTCAGATCCAGTCCACCTGGGTATTGAGTGTCACGGCGGGCGGCAAGGTTGCCGGCATGGTCGTCAACAACGACGGAGTACGGCGCGACATGGTGTTCCTGACGGACCGCTTTGCGGTTGCGCAAAACGACCAAGACGCTGGCAAGTACCCGTTTGTCATCGGCACTGCAGGCGGGGCGCCGTCCGCGGTTTTCAACGCCAACCTGTTTGTGGATGGAGGGCTTCAAGCGCGGCACATCGGCGCCAAGCAGGTGACCACGGACAAGATGTTGGTCAATCAACTATCTGCACTGACGCAGGATGTTGGCGACCTGACCGCAGGCGTGATTCGCAACCCAAGCTCCACCAACTACTTCAATTTGAACGCTACCGGCGGTCAGTGGGCGCTATGCGCAGGGGGCGGGAAGTTCTATGCGAGAGCGGATGGCTACGTCGAAGCCGACCGAGTGAACATCCGCCGCCGCGATGTGATCGCAACTGGAAATGCCTACTGGGGCGGCGAGTGGCTGGCCAGTGGTGGAGGAAATGGCTTGTTCGCCAACTTGGATGGGGCATTTTCGATTGACACCGGAATTGACCTCAGCGATGCCGGCGACTTTGGCGTGGTGCAGCCTTATTACGTCATTGCTGCCTGCAATAACGCGTCGACCATGGGTGGCGGCACCGGAAACACACGCCAGTTTGATCTGACCATCAGCTGCCAGGTTGCGCTCGGCTCTACCCATACGCCGAACAGCGGGTCGCAACCCACGCCCAGCCCGCGGTTGCGGATCATTGTGCGGGTGATGGCTTCAGGACTTCACCCGGCCCTGTCCCGGATCCAACTCAATACCTTCAACTGGAGCTTGTTCCGCGCATGACGCCAGCTATCTATGCCCGCATCGATGACGACGGCCTCGTAATCGCACTGGTCAACACACTTCTGCTACCCCAAGTCGTTGGTCGGCCAGGTTATGTGCCTGCCCCTTCACCAGATCCGTTCCCTGAGCCTGGTAATGCCTGGCGCATGTCGGCGGGAGGCTGGGAGCAGGTGCCGGACCTGCGTGGCCGGGAATATGCCGACCCGACCGGCACGGAGAAAGTCGTGATCACCCATGTCCTACAGCAGCCGCCCACCGGGTGGGTGCTGCTGCCGGCGTAATTTTCAACTTCCACAGAAAGCAAATGATGACTGCAACAACCAACACCATCGTCGGTCTGAGCAAAGCCCTGGTCGATCCCCAGTCGGGAGCGCCCATCGAGTTCTACACCATCAGCCAGTACACCATCCGCGCCAACGGCAGCAGCCAGGTGGTGCTGCAGGGCTATGTCAGCAAGGCTACGCGGGATCAGGGCAAGTCGGCTCTTGCGCACTCGGCAATCGAAATTACGGCGGTGCCGCCAGATGGCGCGAACCACTACCAGTGGTTCTATCAGCAGATTCCTGGCCTGGAAAACTGCCAGATGACGGGCGCGATTCCCGTCCGTGGCGAGCTCTAACGAGCTTCTCTGATTTGCTCAACTTGTAAGGGATAGACATGGATCTGACGCCACTGGAACACGCGGCCGCAACGGTCGGCACGCAGATGCTGGTCGGCGTGGGCACGGGCAATTGGTGGGTCGGCGGGCTGCTTGGCTGCTGCTGGTTCATAGCGCGTGAACACACCCAGGCCGAGTACCGCTGGATCGAGCAGTTCGGGCAGGGGCTGCGGGCAAATCTTCCCTGGTGGGGAACGCTTGACCCCCGGGCCTGGAGCCGCGCGTCGATGCTGGATTGGGTGGCGCCCGTGACGGCCTGCGCAGCGGTCTGGCTGGCCTGGCTGCGCTGACAGAAATTCAACAGAGGGGAGAGGGAATGGACGATTACGGGAACGAACTGCCTGCGACGAACGCCCGGCAGATCAACCAGCGCTTCGACCAGGGCAGCCGGCGCATGGCCGGCATCGAGCGCGAGCTGGCGGCCGAGCGCCGCGAACTTCGGGAGTTGAAAAGTCAGTTGGCCGACCTGCTGGACTTCTTCAACGCCATGAAGGGCGCATTCAAGGTGCTGAACTGGGTGGGCAAGGTGGCAAAGCCCGTGGCTGCCATCGTCAGCCTGGGTGCTGCCGGCTACGCGGCATGGCGAGGTGTGCGATGAAGGAGGCGCTGCGCAAAAAGCTGCTGGCCGTGGCCACTGCTGCGGCCGTCGCGGGCGTGGGCACCTACGCTGCGCGCCAACCTGACCAGCCCTCGACTGCAGTGCAAATCGCCATGGAGATCGGCGCGCACTACGAGTCGAGCGGGCGGCACATCGGCGTGCCGTACCGCGACATGATCGGCAAGGGCCAGCCCTGGACGGTCTGCAATGGCGTCACTGGCGTCGGCGTGGTGCCGGACCGCTACTACACGCCCGAGGACTGCAAGCGCCTTGAACTGCCCATCTACCAGGCCGCCGAGCGCGATGCGCGCCGGCAGTTCACCCGTTGGGACGGCTACAACGTGTGGGTGCAGGCTTCGATCATCGACATGATCTACAACCTGGGCGCGCCCACCGTGGCGGGCAGCACTATGCGCACGCTCGCCAATGTCGGCGACCTGCTGGGCGCGTGCAGGCAGATGCTGCGCTGGGTGATGGGAACCGTAAACGGGGTGAAGGTGCGCATGGCGGGCCTGGTCGACCGCCGCGAGACCACGACCGAGCTTTGCGCCGAGTGGGGCCACGATGGGCATTTCAGTGTGGCTGTACTGGAGGTGACGCGATGA